CTTGATGAAATAGTGAATGTATATGTACCAGATGTAAATGTACTTGCTGTTATTGCATTTGAAGTTGAGCTAGTTACACCAGTTGATAGACGTTGATAAATTTTAAAGTTTGCATAAGTTGGGTTAGTCAACTCGTCATCATTGTATTTTACATAGATTTGGCCAACTGGAATATTAATACCGCCACCTGTTGGGTCTAATGCGGCCATAGCGGCCTGGTTGCTACCATACAATGCTGAAATCGTTTGACGAATCCAGCTAGCTGTAGATGCGTTATATTTTTCAATATCCCAGTTTGCACCTAAGTTTACTGGAGTTGTTTTAATCCAAATACTACCTGTTGGGTAAGTTGATCCTGGAGTTAAAACACCACTTGAATAACTACCTGCCCATTGTGGAACAGTATAGTGTGGAGAAATTGCTAATGCTGGTGCATTATAAGTTCCTGCACTGATAATTTTATTTGTACTAGTTAATGTACCGCCTAGTGTAATTGCAACACCAGTTGAATATAAATTCAAATAACCGTTTTGTACGCTTGCTGTAACACCAGTAACATGTGATCCTAGTGCTGTAACTAAGCCACCGAATGTAGTTGCACCAGTAACAGTATAACCGTTAACAATCAATGTATCGCCACTTGAAATAGTTGCACTAGTTGAAGCAACGCTACTTGTAACTGTTGGCATACTTGCAGTCCAAGCAGTCGAACCAACCTGTACCCATATACCTGCTGTGCTTGCACCAGCAGTTGTGCCGCCTGTACCATCACTTGCTGTATTATATTGTTTGTACCATAGAGTTGCAAGTGTTGTAGCTGTAACAATCGCATAAGATCCTACAGCACCAAAACTTGGTAATGGAGCATACGTTCCAGTGTTATATAAACCTGAACCTGCATTAATTACTGTTGGAATTTGGTTAACAAAAGTTTGTCCGTTTGTAGCTGTTGGAGCACTTCCGTTCCATTGGAAAATACCAAAACTAGTTGTTGCAGTATCCCACCAATATGTTCCGTCAACTGGCGAACCAGTTGGAATTGTAGCTGTACCAATAAGTTGACTAGTGTCAATGTCTGCACGTACAACGTATGCTTGATTACTAACGCCTAAAAAACTATAAGCGGCTTGTAGACCATATTCGTTTAATTCACCTGCGTTAACTGGATTATTTTCTGCATCAGTTTGGAAGTAAGGAATACCGAATGTGTTGCCCAAGTCCATTTGACTTGTTAACAAGTATACTTGACCAGCATTTGCTTCTAGGGTTCCTGGAGCAGTACCTGTTCCAGCCGAATTCATTTTGTTTGCTTGCGTAGCAACGACGATTAAAGGTACAGTACCTGGTGCGCCGGGAGTGTAGAAACTTTCGTTTACTACGGTTACGCTTACGCCAGGTGAATTTAGTTGAGCCATTGTGTTATCTCCATGAGTACATGTTCTTAATGTATTTATGGCATTTTGGTAAAACAACGCTTATATAAGCCTATAAAAAGGCTCTAAAAAGGCTTAAATAAAATATGAGACCATTATGTTCGTGCGGAAGAGCACCTGTAGCTATCAATTATTATAAAAACGGACAGGCTTATTATAGGAGCATGTGCGGTAATTGCTTACGAGGTGTTAAATTGCCTAGATGGCAACAAGCTGGATATAAACTAAAAAATACTTGCGACAAATGCGGGTTTAAAAGCCCGCATAAAGAAGTATTCAATGTGTTCCACGTTGATGGAAATTTAGATAATTGTAAATTTGTTAATCTAAAATCCGTGTGTGCCAATTGTCAACGGGTTCTTCATCGAGAAGGCGTTCAATGGCGACAAGGGGATCTTGTTCCGGATTTATAAGAGTTTTTATCTGAGTATATAAATCGTCTATGCTAGAATCATTAGAAAACACATAATCAAACTTAGTGCCGACCCATGCTGTTTCACTAGCATGAATTCCTAGTTTTTCCATTCTAGTCTTAGCTAGCATCCAATTCATACACTTGTCGCCGGCATTCATATCAGCGGCATCATTGTACCATGCAGGTTCCGGACCACGTTTCACACGAATAACAATGCCGCCCGCTTTTTTAATACTAGCAATTTCATTAGGAAAACGGCAGTCACTAATGACTATGTCATCTTTCGAGTTGCGTAGTTTATTCTCTAATGAAGCAATCCAAATATCGTCATGGAAAGCCTTGCGACAAACTTCAGTGCCCCAGTATTGTAATACCCAACGTGGTGTTAAATTAGGCATGTTTAAGCGTTCTGCCCACCATGGATCAACTTGTTCGCGCCATTCACGGGCTTGTTTTGTGCGTCCTTCTAACATGGTTCGATCCCAGCCAAACACATAGCTTACTGCATCTTTAAGACTATTTGCAAAGGATTCTCGTCGAAAACCGTGAAAGTTAGTTAAGTAATCGGCAATAGTATCTTTGCCAGAACCGATAAAACCGCATACACCAATAATCATAAGAATCCCCTGTAAGTAGTGCTAGTATATAACACTTTTATTACAGGGGTCAAGAATTTTCTTAGCCAGTTATGAAATAATAGCCCGTTCCGCCGCTAACTAGAGTTTCAATTTCTTTGTCTAATTTTTCTAATTCGGCTTTTGAATCAGTTAAAAGGGCAGTTCCATTTAGTGTAATAGGACTACCGGGACCTGCAATTGACCCAAATTTACTACGTGCTTCTCCTAGCATGCCTTTAGCTGTGGCAAGTGCATAGTCCTTTAACCACTGTTTAGCATAAGGATCTTGTAACAGAACCCAGTCGGGACGATAATTATAGCTTTGAATGAGAATTTGTTCGCCTTGAGCAAAAGGACGTTGTAAAATATTTAAAATATGTGTGGTTGGTTTCCAGAGGAATTCGATATAACTACCAAACATACGTCCTACTAATTTTTGATAGCCAGCAAAAGCATCATAAGTTGCTAGGCCACCCATCATACTACCTGACATCAAGTAAGTGTTAGTGTACGCCAAGTTGAACGGCTCGAACAATGTTCCGCCTGCACCTATACCACTTCTTGAACCAATAGCTCGACGAAATACTTGTCTAACACTTATAACTTCGTCGGGTAATCTATATTCGTTTTGATCCTGTATGAGTTCTAAAAACAAATAACTTTCTTCTACGCTATTACTACTTCTTTGACGATAACGAGTTAATGCACGATCTAACGCAATTTCCATATGTTTAGGATCTAATTCGACATCAATCATGCCGTCGCCAAGCATGGTTTTTATATAGTCAAAAACCTTATTTCTTTCTACAGTGGAATTACTCTGCGTAGTTGATGGTAAATCGTCCATTTTTTACTCTCCTAGTATATTTAGCTAACGATAAATATCAATATGCCACGATTATCCTTATACAAACCAGAAAAAGGCAACGACTATAAATTCATAGATCGTCAAGCTAGCGAAATGTTCCAAGCGGGAGGAACCGATGTCTATTGGCACAAGTATTTAGGTGCTAATACCGACCCAACAAATGCCACTGCTGATCAGCCTAATTATCCTAGTGCCCAACCTACAAATATTCAAGATTTGCTTTTCTTGGAAAATCGCGATAGCACGTACGATAATGAAATTTACAGAATTCGAGGCATGTACAATGTACAAAATATTGATTTTAATTTAAGTCAATTTGGTTTGTTTATTGATAATGACACATTGTACATGACCGTACATATTAATGACATTGTTAAAACTATAGGACGTAAACCTATTAGCGGCGATGTATTAGAGTTACCCCATTTAAGAGATGATTTTGCTCTTAATAATTATGATGTTAGTTTGCCAAGATACTATACTGTTACTGATGTAGGTCGTGCAAGTGAAGGATTTAGTGTAACTTGGTTCCCACATTTATATAGATTAAAACTTAAACGTGTTACAGATAGCCAACAATTTGATACTATCTTTAATCAACAAGCTACAGATGCTAACGGTGATCCTATTGTGGGTGCTAATGTAACTCTAAAAGATTTGCTGAGTACGTTTAATAAAGAAATCGAAATTAATCAGCAGATTGTAGCACAAGCAGAAGCCGATGCTCCTAAGAGTGGATATGAAACTAGACAATTTTATACGCTTGCTGTCGATCCTAATACTGGCAAACCATTATTAGAAACCGTCGATGAAACATCATTAGATGCAAGTCAGGTTAGTTATCTTGCTAACGAAAATAATGCTAGACCTGTACGTACAGGTTATACTGGTTACTTAATCGGTGATGGTTATCCTGTTAACGGTTATGCATTTGGATTTGGTATTCAATTTCCTGAAAATCCAGGT